TTAAGCTGCAGCCAGATACTTTCTTGTGGTCTGTCCGGCCAGTCCGTCCGCTGTGATCTTGCAGGACTTCTGGTAGGCAATGATCGCTGCCACTGTCTTAGGACCACAGATACCGTCGATATCAGCCTCCGTCAGCAGACCAGCCTCCATCAGTTCCCACTGGATCCACTTGACACCTTCACCTCGTGAGATGTAATTTTTGATACCTTTCTTTTTCGCCTGCGCCACGCTAGTGACAATTGCTGTAGGCTCCTTATATGGATTTACTCCCTTCCAGGTTCCAGGTACCTTTACATCGTAGGTGTAATCCATATTCTTAAAAGTCAAGCCATACACCCATTTTGTCGCGGATACCTTTGTCATGACTGTGCCATAATTGATCCCCTTGGCTTCGATACACATAGGTACTCCGTTTACTTTTCCGATATACACACCTACGTGCCCGGATTTCCACAAGACGGTTCCCACCGCAAAATCATTGATCTTTGCAATCGGCATCCTGGTGTACGCGGTCTGATACAGCTGATAGGAGCCAATGTTAAGCTGCCGGTATCCGGCAATCAGGCCGGAGCAGTCCACATTGACCTTGCCGACCTGCCCCTTTCGCCGTGCCTTTGCCATGTAGCAGATAGTCACGACCTCGGGATACATAGCATGCATGGTGCTCATTTTCTTTTCGTTGAGATTCCCCTCATGGATCTTGGCCCCGTAAAAATACGGGGTTCCAAGGTGCACTCTTGCATATTCTGCCAGTCCATTTCCTGTTTTCATTCTCCAGTTACCTCCTGTGTTTCCTCGGGCAACTTTGCCTTATCTTCTACTTTGCGATTGATATATTTCATAAGCGGCATTAAAAACGGAGGGATCTTTACCCCACTATCCTTCAGGTTTTCCAGAATGCTAATCAGCTCATTAACCACCAACCATACCGCTACCACCGTTGCAACTACAAATGGCACTGCAATTTCAATGCCGGCACATTCCACGCTGTACTGGATTAACACATCCGCAAATGCTCCGACAATTACCAACATCCACATGCCAATCTTTTTATAGATGCCTCGGATGCTCTTATAGCTGCTGATGCCTCCGTCCTCCCTAAATTTGGCAGCCATCAGTCCAGTGATGTAATCAATGATATTACATCCCACCAGCAGTAATACCGGGATTGCCAAGATCCCCAGCCAACTCATTAACACAGATAATGCTGCAATCACAGTTGCTTTTACTTTGTCCATAATATAGACCTCGCTTTCTTAAAATAAGAACCGGTCACCTCCCGTCGGGAAGCAATCGGCTCTTGGCTCTTGGTTACTATGTAATTGTGTCAGGACCGTCTCTCACTCTCATAGGCGGCCTCCTACTCTGTGGCCGCTGTCAGACCTGCCAGTTGTGTCTCCAATGTATTGATCTGATCCCGGAGAGCCTGTCTCTCTGCATGGACAGCCTCCATGTCGTACCCGGTCTGCTCACCCAAAAGAGCATACTCGTAGGTTTTAATCACCTTATAGTCGCTCGCAGCGATCCGGGCCTTAAGGTCTGCAATCTGTGCCGTCAGCTGGCTGATCTGCCGCTGTCTGGCCAGTTCCGCTTTCTCCTCTTCTGTCAACTCCGGTTGCACCGGTGCAACTTCCGGCTCGGTGTAGACGGATCCGTCATCTGATAACTCATGCCAGTTATCTCCCTTCCGATAGAGTGTAGTGTATGCCTCATATTCTCCTTGATCCAACGGGTATTTACAATCCGGATCCAAATAGAGTTTAAATCCACTGGTGTTTATCTCCGGGGCTTCCGCGTCACCCATTGCGGCGATCCGGACTACGTGAGGACTCTCTACCGATACTATGACCTGCTGTGCGAGCTCCTCAATTTTATCTTTGTATAAAATATAACCCATGTGGGCTCCTTTCTGGCGCTGTTCTGGCCGCGCCCGCCATCTGATTTACTTCGTTAAATGGCAAGTTAATTGCTCCTGACTATAAATCTGCTGTAGCCATACAATCTAATTACACTTGTATGACTAATGGATATGTAATTGGAACAATACAGGGTGCAGTGAATGGCTGGGCATCTATCCGATCATCCAAGAATGCAAATTATTTCTTGGCATTATGCACATCATCAGAAAATCCTATAGCGGTATGTATTCCATTTGCATCAGGAGACTCCGTTATATTTGGATCGAGTGGTACATATAATCTCGCATTTGCACCGGCTAAATAATAAAAGTACCTTTTATCACGCAAGCATTTAGAGTTCCGGTTGCGGAATACTCCTGAAATATACTTCCATTGTACATCAAGCTTACATTACCAGTGCTAGCAACATCATTTATTATTAAGTACTGACTGGGTATCAATATATTATATTTTGGGTGTAAATCTGCTGGTAGCGTGGCTAATGGAGATCCGTATGGTATAGACCCACTTAAAATGCGGAATCCAAAATCTACAATATTGCCCGTTCTTTTGCAGTGTACAAAATCGGTGGTTACACCTGATGGGAACGTTATATCATAATCTACGGATTTTAACTTGCCATTTACCTCAGCAAACTGGTTCTTCACGGCCAAGGCATCGACCAGATATCCGCTCTTTGTGAGAGCCATCAGGTCTTCGTTACTGGTGATTACCTGTGAAAAGGCGGTCACGGTCATATCATTAAACCACTTCTTAATTTTACCAAATACAGTTTTTACGCTCTCACCAGTATCTATATTTTCCCTGGCATCTGCCTCGGTAAAAGTGATCTCCGAATCCCCGATGTCGCCACTGAAACCTTTTGCAAGGTAGATCCAGTTTACCTTATCATCCCTTGGAGCTCCGTCCGGGGCATCTTTAATAGCCAGATACGTGCTGCCGTTATGAGCAACTGCATCCAACCGTTCATACACTGTGTTGGATGCATATTCCCCTTTGTATGATATTCCAATTTTCCCAAGTGCTTTATATCCTTCAGGTGCTGCCATAATATTTCCTCCTTATGCTACTTTCCAGTACAATACATTGTCATCCGCCACAAAATCCACACCCGCGCCGTCCTTCATATAGAGCTGCATAGTGGATTCATCTAAATAAAACTTAGGTTCCGTAATACTCGCATACGTTTCTGCTCGATCCGCATCAATCTTTGCCTGTTTGGCGGACGCTGCGGAAGATGCAGCCTGCTGTGTAGCCGTCTCCGCCTGCACAGTAATGTCTGCAAGGTAATTCGTTTGCAGCATATCTCCTGTAATGCTGCCCTTTTTTATGCCTGCTTTTACCTTGCCATCATCCCCAATGGTCCAATAGATGACGTCTGAATCCAGAAATTCAAATTGTGTGATTAAGGCGGAGAGATCGATATATTTCTGGGTGCCATCCTTTAAATTAATAATCAGACGTTCCGTGTCCGGGTCATAATCAAAATTAATAGCGATCTGTGCCAGCATGGTATGCAGCACACTTGTGGCCCCGGAATAATATGTAACTGTAATGTCACCATTATCCTGGTTAATAGTAATGCCTGTGATCATTCCACTGGCTTCCGTTGTTGGCAACTTGGTCAAGTTAAGTCTAATTACACGATCATCGATCTCGCTTACTCCCCGGCTCAACCTGTCCAAGTTGGTTTTATTAAGCGGTGTGTTGATAGACGGGCGATTCTCCCAAGGTTCAAAATTATACGCTTTCTGCATCATCCTTCACCCCTTCCTTTTCCGCTGCATCCCTGGCAGCGATCTCAGCAAGCAACGCATCCTTTGCCTTTTGCTCCTGTTTGAGCAATATTTCCTGCAGTGCCATGCGCTTTACTTCCTCCGGCAGATCTGATTTTTCCACAAAATTTGTGATTGCCTGACTAAATTCTCTGATCTCTAAATTGCTCATATATTCTCCTAGCTTTCCGGTCCCAGATACGTGATGACCGTTCCGTTGATGGATTTGGTTTTCCATTCCACTACAACGCCTTTATAATTCATGTATCCGGATATTCCTATCGCTCTCACGTTGACCAGGTCAACGCTGGACAGCTTATTTACTATGGTCGCTGCGCTGATCTTGTCCGCTTTGATTTCTCCCGCAGACGTCCAGTTGGCTACTTCCATGTAGTTTGCTCTTACTGTGCCGGCACTGATATAATTGGATTCCACGGTGTCCAAGCGGGCGGACACCGCACTCAGATCCGATGTGCTTACATGGTCTGCTTCCAGACTCCCTACACGACCGCTGACAGCATTTAGGGAGTCTATCGTTGCTTTTGTGGCGATCAGGTTATTCAGCTCCAGTTTGGTAGCATTTAATGTATTAATGGTGGCATATTTGACTACCATCTCATCTGCATTTACGAGACCTACTAAGTCAATCCTCTCGGCTTTTATTAGAGCCTTATCCGGGGTCAGATTGATCTCCGCAATGAGGTTGTCTTTTGATACTTTTAAGTCAACTTCACCGGCCACAGCTGTGATCTGAGTAGATAAATTTCCTTCTGACTCTGATGCTCTCTTTATCTCCGCTGTCAAACCACTGGCCGTGATACTGATTTCGTTGGATAGATTTTGTTCAATGTCCCTCATTTCCAGCCTGGTCTCTTCGACCGTCCGGGTGAGCACATTGCTCTTACCTTTCAACTGGATGATGGACTTCATGATGCCATTGACCTGTCCGGTACGGTACTCCTCGCCCTCCGCTGTATAGCTGTCCTTCAGCGCCTGAATGCCTTTGAGTGTTCGTTGCAGGATGTATGTATAAACAATCTCATGCGTTGTGTGCAGTAATATACCATCTCCCACCTCCAGACAGGGATTGCCTCGAGCTTCCACCTGTGCCGGTCGATACCATACGACACCGATCACGCTGAGGACGTTGTCTGCGATGATCTGCAGGTCTACAGCAGACTTGCCATACACCAAAAAGTTGTCCTCAATGATATAGCAGTTATTGCCGGTACCGGAAATAGCCCCGATGTCGTTTTCTTCCTGCCGGATCTGCAGCTTATCAATATGCTGGCAGATAAAATCCTCATACTGACAAGAGATATAGTGGCTACGAGATACCTCTGTGGTGCCCATCGGATCTGCAGGGTAAAGGTCATCTGCCGGATACAGATCATCCGCAGGATACAGCCCCTCTATCATCTGTTCAAGCACCACATACCGCAACTTACCAGCCCGAGTAATGTGGCCAAAGCAACCATTAATCTCACAGATGGCTTCGATTACCGTTTTCCCCGGGAGTTCTCCGGAATCTATGGTCTTTTCTACCACCATATCATCGTTAATCAACGTGATTTCTTCCTGTTCCACCCCGACATAAGTACAAAAAGCAGTTCTAAATTGTCGGAGCGTCATCGGAAAAGTTAGGCTGTTATACCACCCGGACACCTCAGCATTCAGGATGTCGTACATAGCATCATAGGCTACGATATCCTTATAAAGTCTGTCCGCCGTCGGCTTGTCCGAATATACCTTATACTCCCCCAACTGGTAGGCTTCGTCCTGACCTGCAAGCAAGATCGACACTCTCATTTTCTTATCCTTGAAATTTTCTACCGTATCAAGTACCTTTATTTCAAAAGACGATGCATTGCAGCAACCGAACCGAAGTTCCTGCTCATCACAGAGAGACTCTGTCACGGTCATTGTCTCTGACTGGAACTCAGCATTGGTCAGAGTTGTGCCGGATCCTGGATATGTAATTATTAATTGTTTATCCACAGAATCATCATAAAACATCTGTTGCATACTTTTTTCCATTTTAATACTCCACCAACGTCACCTTGAAATCGTTGTAGTCTATGTCACTCTCCTGCTCTAATAGTGTGTGGATGCTGTAAGTAGTGTCTGACATATAAAAAAATCCAGAAGAATACTCCAGTGTCTCATCATTCCAGTAGGTACACCTGACTCTTCTCTGATTCTTCTCCGTCTGAGGAAGCTCTGCAAGTCCAATGATATTGTTCCACGCTCTTCTCTCTTCCAGATTCATCTCTCTAATATTCAAAGTCAGTTTCGTTTTAAAATTAGGCGATGTCTCCCGGTGCAATAGAATATTGGCATCTCTGTAGGCATCTATCTCCACACGCTGATTCGGAGTACTTTCCCAACCATCCGCCAATAAGAAGGAGTTGGGGAGAACAACGTCCCCAAACTTAATTAACCATCCTCCAAATTTCTGCATTGCTCTCCCTCCTTCCTAAATAAATGCACTCTGTCCATGTGTATTCTGGTACATCCTATCCTGCCGTACCGTCTCACGGAAGATTTCCTTTCCATCCAGTTGCGCCACAAACGTATAATTTCCACCACCATTTTCCGCCTGTGCCTGCTTAAATGCTTCAATCATAGTAGCCAATGGTGTCTCGATGTTGGTCTGCCCTCTGGGCTGATCTCCGAGAATTGCCGTAAATGGCTTCCCGCCCTGAATCACTGCACCGTTGGCCAGGCGGGGAAGTGATACTTGTGCATTCCAGTTTGGAATGTTAGGGCTCCATTTCTTTCCACCCCATCCAAATGGTACCCAGTCTGGGATGTCAATGCTCAGCGAATTAATAGCGTCAATAATAAAATTGATAGCTTTTATGAATCCATTTGCAAAAGATTCTGCTATGATATTTCCCATATTCACAGCATCCTTTGCAAATCCTATAATTGCATCAAACGCACTCTTCCAGTCCCCTGCAAATACACTCTTTACAAAGGTTCCCAACTTGCCAAGCATATCTTTAAGCGTCGCAAGAGCCTCCTCGCCGTTGCCAGCCCATACAACCACTCCTGCGATTGCTGCAATCACCGCCATAACGGCTCCTACGACAACTGCCGCTGCCCCACCTAACGTAATAAACACCCCGGCCAGTATCGCACCGACAGAGATCAGCAACAATGTCATATTCTTTGCATTCAAACCGTTTTCTGTGATATCCTTCAGTGCCAGTATCAGACCGGCTGCTCCTCCGACAATCAGCCCAATTCCTGCGGCTACCGGCCCGAATAATATCAGTAATCCGGTCACTGCCAGTGCCAGTCCAGAGACATATCCTACAATACCTTCCCAGTCCACACCGTCTTTCCACATTTTTACATAGTTGTATACCATCAATGCTGCCCCGGCGATCAGCATAATCAATCCGAGAGCCGTAGACAGATATGGTGCAAGTCCGCCAAGATCTTTCAGCAATCCTGCTATGCGCCATGCAAGCAGCGCAATTCCTATCGCAATCGCTAATGGCTTTATAATTTCCAGCAACTTCTTGGCTTTTTCCAGAAGTTCCACCATTTTCGGATCTATCGTAGCCTCTTCAAAAGCACCCTTACCGGTCAGTTCTCCTCCACCTGCTGTAGATCCTCCTTGATCACTTAACACATTCAGTTCGTCGAATGCTGCCAGCGCTTTCTTTGCAGACTTCGTAGTAGTGTCCAACGACTTTGCATAATCAATATTCTGCTTTTTTGCCCGAGTATAAGTACTTTTCCCTTGCAGGATTGCCATAAACTGGGCAATTGCATCCGCTGCCTTGATCAGCCAGTTAATGAGCTTTACCAGATATGGGATAGCCATATTGACGATAGGTTCAAATGCTGCTGCCAGACTGTTCTTAAACTGGGCACAGCTACTTTTCAGTGCAGACATCTGTGCATTATAGTCCTTGGAATATTGAGCAAGATTCCGGAAGCCTTCTTTCATTGCGGATACCATTGCATTGAATCCCTTAGATATCCAATTAAATATAAATAAACTCAGCAGAATTCCCTTCAGTCGGCTTGCCATTGTAGATAACAGGCCCCCCGATTTCTTTGCACTGGTTCCGCAGGAATCCAGTGCTTTTCTTCCCTTGGATTCCAGTTCAGAAAAACCATTCCGGATTGTATGGACCTCTTTGTTGATTTCCGCTAGTCTAGCAGACAGCTCATCATATTCCTGATATCCGTCTGTGACTCCAGCCTTTTTCAACAGTGCCATCCGTTCTATAATCTGCTCCTGCTCCTGCATCAGGGCAACCATATTCTGATCAGCTACCACAGCATTGTTTTTTATATCAATCAGCTGTTGTTCTGCTGCCTGCTGCTCCCTGATCTTCTCTGCAATCTTTTCTTCCTTTTCGCTGACCTTATCAGCTGCACTGGCCTGCTGGTCAATCTGAGCCATGATTGCGTCTGAATTATACTGCTGATACCCTACCGTGTCCTGCGGAATCGTTGCTTCGCCTACCGCAGCGCTGGCCTTAGCCATTTCTTCCGCTGCCTCTTCGGCTTTCTTCTTATTCCGCTCCATGATACTGTCAAAATTCTTCTCGAACTTATCCCAGTCTTCTTTTGACCATCCCTCCGGTGTCAGGCTGGTGTCCTTGGCTTTCTCCTCCAGTTCATCCAGCTTTTTTTCGATGTGGTCAGCACCCTTATCCAGTTTTGAATTGTCTAGATCAGAATGTAACCTGATCTCAGTATCGTACTTTGCCATGATGCCTCCTTAATCAAAAAAGAGCCTGCTGACACCTATGCGGTATCAACTGGCTCACTGGCTCTCTGTCGACTTATTGATTTTGGCATATTTCATAAATTCATCTATTCTTGCCTGCTCCTCAGGTGTGATTTTCTCATCCTTTGGTGCCTTAATACAAAATATCTTTTTGGCGCTCCTATACGCGTTTTTCTCTTCCAGCGACATTTTTGAAGTAATCTTTTTCTGCCGTATATCCATTACATGTGTCAGGGAGTTCTCCTGAAGATTTCCCAACAGTCCCATAAATACAAACCAGTGCATCTTTGCCTTATTCAGATCTATATGATACTGGTTGCGGAAGGCTGCATATATTCTCCACTGGTCCATATCCCAGTCCATGATAATATCTTCGTTTTTCTTCTGTTGATAGTTGTCATGGTTAAATTCTGTCATGAACCATTCAATCGCCTTCGCGGCTTCCTGCGGTTCCGGACATTCCTTGGGAAATAGCAAATACGATGCAATATAAAATCGCTCCATATCCGATAAATCAGGATCCGACATGCACATGGACATTTTTATTCCCGTCCGGAAAGAAGCTGAAATAGGATATCCTTTCCAGTCTGTCGGAAGCTGATCCAACATAATATTAAACATATGACTCCCCCACTATTTATGGTGTCTTCGGTTTTGACGATTCCTGTTGTGGTTTATGCTTCCACCATCTCTTTCTCTGCTGTATTTCTCCAAAAGTTCCTTATTTCTTCCGTTTGCATATCTCTGTGCAATCGGGATAATCTGATCAAAAAAATCAGTAATCAGGATAGGACTCGGCGTAATCTCACCAAATACCTTCTTGCAGGTCCTTTCTCCGAACACTCTGTCAATGTCGGACATGATCTCGTTAGTCTTTCCAATCATGATCCGAAGCTGCTCTATTTCCGGTTTTCTCGTAAATTCTTCCGTAGATACATATTTTTTAACTTTTTCCAGATTATCTATCAGTTCTGTGAAATCTGCATAGAATTCCTGACTTCCAAAATTGCAGACAATCGTATCGCCATTGTTATTTACCTGTACTTCTGTGCCACCCTTAATAGCATTAATTTTTTCCATATATTACCATCCTCTCTGAATGTGATGGACGACAGAGAGGTGCGTCCACCACATATGTTAATATTTATTAACACCTGTATTATTTTGCGGAATCCGCTGTGAATGTATTGGTTTCGATATTAAATTTACCTTTGATATCATCCCCAGCCTGCTTTACACTAAGTACATTGTGAACGTAATCCCCGCCATCTCCACCATTGGAAGTAACAGATACTGTACACGGCACTTTGATTGCTTTATAGGTTCCCTCCTCACCCTGTACCGCATCTTTCAAACGCAGTCTTACAAAAGATGTGTGAGCCTTTGCACCTACAGGAAGATCATCCACCAGTTTATCGATCATTTTCTGTACGTCATCATCTTCACAGTCTTCCTTGTCCACATCAAACGCTCTCTGATAGGACTTTACCTTATTGGATGCCTTTGCCATATTAATATAGTGCTTCGTATCCTCCTCCGGGTTCATCTCCTCTGTGAGGGATTCTACACCATTGCCAAGCAACGCATACTTCGGTTCTTCTGCTCCCATAGTGGTATCAATGTAATGCCTTAAATCTTCTCTCATTTTACCTGAGTTCCTTTCTTATATTCGATAAAAATCGTCATTTGATACAATGCTTCGTTCTGCCCATTCTCTCCCATAAAAAACGGGCTTGACACTCCTACTGTCTTGACGGTTCCACCCTGGATATCCGGAAAGTTTCTGTTACGGTTCCTATCCTCGATCCAGTCCGTTAACTGCTCCATCCAACTGCCGTTTTCGATGCAGCTTTTATCCGTCTGAGTATCCAATCTCACCACGAATTGATAGTAGTCCTTGTGGATTTCGTCTCCGCTGATGTATTTTCTCACATTAGTCATAGGTTCTTTGACTAACGCAAAATTGACATTGCCACGCATCCGGTCCGTATCGATATGTTTCATACTCTCCGGAGAGAATTCTTTCAGCCATTTGATAATGGATTGCGATACCGTCATTTCTGTAATTCCTCCTGCAGTTTCTTCTCTATCTTTTCCAGTCCACCGTTCTGTAGCATACGATCCGCCCAGTGAGCTCCTCGCAGCGTGCCGTTACCATATTCCAGGCTTCGTGTTGTTGGAATCTTTTGCACATTTTTTCTGGATCTCCATCCATTCTCCGTCTGGAATCCTGCACAATGCAGATCAGGATCCTCATAAACAATGCCTTCCCACATGTAATGAGCGTATGGTGCATTCCACACAACATCCGTATTGTCCTCAATATGACCACTATCCCTGAGTGCTCCCTCATCAAGCGGAACATGCGGATCTGATAAACGCAATATTTCATTTGCACAGATCTGTTGCAGTCTTCCTTTTTCTTCCAGTCCCAGTGTCTTTATACACACCCCCGGATCAAAATTACGGGTCAATCGTAAGGAATGATTTGCCATGCTTCACCTGTTGCACCGGTGCAACTTTACCTTCCTACAACTTTTATGTTCTTCAGTCGAGGTCTTCCTCGATTATCCGATACTTCCGTGACGGTGACTGCATACTGGAAATCCTCTTTCAGGTCAGTCAGGCGATAGTGTTCTCCTATTTCTTTTTCCGATTCTCCCAATACCAACTTGTCCTGATCCGTCTGTACATCCAGCGTCCAGTACCCTGCTGCCTCTTCTGCCGGTAGCTTCCGGAATTTCTGCGGTTCCAGGTAAGGCTTGTTGCCATATCCCCGCTGGAAGTCTACTGTGATGCTCTCAACCTTGCTTTCCGTCTGCACACCGCCAGAAGATGTTACATCTGTTTTGTTGTGGTGCCACTGAACTCCCTTCACTACTGATCTGATCCATGATTCCTCGTCTGTCTCCGGATCTCTGTGGAAATTGTATACCGTCATGGTATCCGTAAAAAGTACACTCATAGCGCACCTGCCAGTCCCGTACCGGATAGTCCGGAACGTATCACAGAGGTAAGCTGCTCTTCCTTCTCCTGCGCTGTTGTGACCTTATAGGATTCCGAATACCCGTCATTACTGACGGATGCTATACCGGTACCCATTCCGGAGGCATCCTGCGCTTCGATAGTATTGAGCAGCTGGCAAAATGTATCCTGGATCTGCACATGGACCTGCTGTTGGAAGTCTGTTGCTGTGTCCTCGTTATAAGCATCCTCAAACCGCTTTGCCCTCATATGGGTGATGGAATTAAACTTAATCTCTGCCCTTTTTGAAATCTTATCAAATTCTTCCTGGTCAGAAATATTAGAATAAAGGGAGCTGTAATACTCCCACATTATGTAAGACATACTGCTCCCTCCTTTTCTACTCTTCTGCGGGATCCTGATCTTCCGCCTTGGTCTTTTTAGTCGCTTTCTTGGCTTTCAGATCTTCAATCTCCTGTGTCAGTGCTGCATTCTCGGCTTTCAGATCTGCGATCTCCTGTTTCAGTGCTGCATCTTTGGGAATTGCTCCCATACCTACTGTCCTCATATACTACCTCCTACGCCTGGTGGCTTAAGTAGATACCAGCCACCTTATTCTTGTAGGCATCCACAATACCATACTTACGATACTTGATGATATCAGCATCAGCATCCGGGTTTGCAGATGCAGGAATCACATTAGATACCACATGCTTGTCATGTTTGATGATTGCGGGCTTGTGAATGATCATAAAGTTAATGGATTTTGCAGCTTCCTGCACCATCTCATAGTAAGAGGACATAGACCCAGCGGATGCACTGGAACCAGCAACGGGAGAATAAACTCCACCGCTCTCCGTGTAATATGTCTTACTGGTTACCGGTGTAATGTCCTTAGTCTTTTCATACTTTGCAGTACCCTTTCGATAATGTCCTGCTTCCTCTCCTGCAGACTTACCGTCCAGCAGATCAATAGATGTATAAAATCTGCCCTGAGGTACGGGTTTCTTGATAGTGAATCCCGCCAAAATCTCCTTGGACTTATAAGTATCCATCATTACCAATGCATTGAGCAGATTGGCTGTTGCATACAGGATTCTGCCCTCTTCCGGTACCTCGTCATTATCCATCGTATTCTTAGCCTCCAGCAATTCTGCAAGGAACTCCTCTGCTGTGACAATTTTCTTTGCCTCACCTTTAGAAATACCTTCAATTCCGGCCAGAGTAGCAAATGTAAATGCATCCGCTTCCGGTGCTACTTTGGTACGCATAAGTTCCGCACCTGCCATGCCAAATGCCAGTTTATAGGTTTCCTGATTATCCATAGCATCTACAGACAACTTGGCACCACGATCATAGTTATATTCAGTGGATACCCACTTGAAATCTACAGTGCCTTCCGTGTAACCACTATTACGGTCATACTCTCCCAGACCGGTTACTGCAATCTGAGGATATACGATTTCCTTTGCATTTGCTCCGGCCCTTGCCATTGCGGGATCTCCCGTCAGATCTCTGGTAACGGATTCTCTCTGATACACCTCATCAAGCAGAGGTGCGAAATTTTTTGCTAAAATAATTGTGTTAGACATTTAATTCTCCCTTCTTATTTTGTCTCCGATACAGTGGGCAATCCCATAGCGGCTCTCATTGCAGCATCATCTGCATTCGATCCACCTCCGGTTCTCACCTGTCCAATCAGATTTCCTGTTCCTACCGGATTAGGCTCCGGTGCGCCGAAGAGCATTTTACTATCTTCTGCTTCTGTTAAGGCTTTCAGTGCTGCTGCGATATCCTCTTTCTGGTTTTTAGATGCTTTCAGTGTTTCCACATCCAACAGCGCCATAATAGCCTTGGCATTCTTGCCATTGGCCGCAGCAATGTTTTCTTTCACAAGATCATTAAAATCGCGATCTGCAATCTTAGCATCATAATCCTTCTGGATATTAGCTTTTTCTGTTTCCAGATCATTGATTCTCTGATTCAGGCCAGACACATCTACATCCTTAAATCCGTCTAACTTATCCTGTAAGTCTTTCATGGCGGTATCATTAGCCTTGATAGTCTCATTGGCTGCGTCCAGCTTCTTGGCCTGATTGTCATAGTCAGTCATGGTCTTGTAATTCTCCAGTACGGTCTTTTCAAATTCCTTTTTTTTGTCCTCCGGCACTTCCAGACCATACTCTTTCATGATTTCAAAAATGTTCTTCATATTATCCTCCTAAAATATTTTTTGAATCGCACTTTCTGCGATATGGGAAATTGCGGAAGCAGGGATCGAACCTGCGACCTCCGGGGCATGAGCCCGGCGAGCTGCCTCTGCTCCATTCCGCCACCGTAGAACACAAAAAGAGCCGTGGATCAATTCACTTGGAATTGATCACATCGGCTCTGGGCTCTACATTGATCAGTATTTCATTTTTACATTTCTTGCAGTATGCCGGAAAATTACATATCTTCGTATTCGGCAGTACTTTTAAGAAGTGCGGATTGCCACATTTCGGACATTTGCACCACTTAGAACTCATATATTACCAACTTTCTCCTTTTGGTTGGCTTAAGTGTCTCACAAGATGTATTATAAAGCAAACTTATGTTTGTTTCAATATTTTTTTACTCCAAAACCCATTCTTTTAGTTTGGCAGACTTTTCTTCCTCTTCTTTCAGTTTTTTTTCATTTTCTTCCGGAGTATCATTATATTTTTTTACAACATCCTTTAAGTCTTTTCCCTTCATTTCAGTTCTCTCCACTCTATTCCATAATCCTCCATCATGGTTTCCAATGCTTTAACATGCGCTTCCTCCATTGACAAATAATGAGGTGCTCCATGATATTTATATATCCTTCTATCAAGTACTCCTGATGTAAAAGGCTTATCCCCTACGCTATAAGTATACACCTTCCCGTTATGTGTTGCAATAATACCTTGCCTGTATTTTCTGTATCCAAGGCTTACGTAGTCTGCTCCATCTGGCAAAATATTAGTCGGGTGATTATGTATTGCTATAAGTTCTTTCTCCTTGTTGTTTTTTATAGCATTTCTCAATGACTCATTGTAATCTACCTGTAAAATATCTGCACTTTCAGTCTGTGATCCTTCTATCGTTCCATTCTTCGCATGTATCAGATACATATCTTCAAAATCCGTGCCACTTCTGTGCTGAAGAATCTGTTTTGCCACAGTATATATCTGATTATTAAGCTCTGAATTATCGGAAAAAGAATCAAATTTTTTACGATACTCTGCAGAATTAATATAATCTATATCCACGACATTGCTATCTACTCTGTAAGTATCAGCCTTTTCCGATTCTGTCATATTATTATATTTTTCCCAGGCTTTCGTCTTCGTCAGATCTGATGTTTTACATTCATATCGCAATCTGTTAATATCCGGCTTTATTTTTGCATCCTTGCAGAAGTCCTGATAATTCTTGATCCTCTGCTTAATTTTCTCGGAGATTTCCTTTGTATCCTGCCCCAGCGCTGCCATTGCTTCCCGCTCACGCTTCAATGCACGAATTTTTCTTTCCAGCGTCCGCATTTTCTGCGTAATCTGGTAGTAATCGTAGGTTTTTCCATCTATCGTGACGGGATCCGGCTGTGGGTTCTCATCCGGAAGACTGCTGCCGATGAACCATACATAATGCTTATGCCGGCAGTTATATCCATGCAGGCCTAAAGGATCGTTCTCGTGATCCCCGTCTGCGCTATATCCCGTTGCCCTCCACAGATCTGTTATATAGTCCTGCCCTATCCGCTTTGCCTCAGAGTTGTAGTCCTCCCCCTCTTTGATGTAATATACCCGTCCCTGCCACTGTTCATGGTTGGCGTGACCATCGCCGGTATTACGTGCTCCCCAGTGTTTGGATACATATACCAGGTTTTCTCCGGTCCTTGTAATGTTTTCATCCATGATTTTAGCGGCAATCTGCCCGGAGCCTGTTCTCACCGCCAGTTTCACCGCGGTATCAAGCTGCATACTGTAACCGGAAGAAAAGTCAATGGTACGTAGGCCACTATCCGCAAGACTATGTACTGTATCATAGATCACCTGTTCTCTGCTGAAAGTTCCTGTACACACCTTAATCATTGCCTTGTCCAATTCCCTACGGTATAGATTCTCCATCATCTCAAATCCTGACATAGTTTTAAAGCCTGTCGATCCTGCCAGGCTTTTCATATTCTCGTTTGTCTGTTTCCGTATGGCTTCTACCAGCTGCGGCAGATAGGAATTGTCTGTAATCTCTTTCCCTGCCTGTTTCCAGGTTCTCAGATCGTCCAGATAGGACAGGTCTGCCGATTCCTGCATTACCTGCCCGCCTGCTGCCTCTGCGGCCTTCAGTATTTCCCGCAGTAGTTTTTTTACAGTCTTCTTGTGCTCCAGCGTATTCTTTGCTACCGTTTTCCGAAATTCCTGATTAGACTGCAGCAGCTTCATTGCCACTTTCCGTATTCTGGCCGGACTGTACCCTAACTGCTGAAGGCGCTGTGCTTCAATCTCTGCTGTCCTGGAATATGCCATTGTTGCCAGGATCCGTTGTGCCACATCCACGATCACACTGTGTTCCAAATACTGAAACAAAGGAAGCAATGCCTCGCCGATGATCTCTTCCTGTTCATTTGTCAGCATTAGTCTTCATCCTCTCCGGTAGGCTGTCCCTCTTCTTCCTGAATTTTTTCTTTCACCAGTTTCGTTGCCTCCTCTTCCGTGAGACTGTATGCGTCCATCAGATACCAAACCGTGAGCTTCGGAATGTCGAAAGATAGCGCATCATTACGTTTGCGTTCCAGTTCTGCTTCCTTGTCTGTGATATAGGAGTCGTCAAAGTCTACAAGAATCTCCTGCTCCAAATTGAAGGCTTTCCCCTGAAAGGTATTTGCAAACCACATTACTGCCTTACAGATATCCTGTATGTAGCGGATGGCCTCCTGTCGCTGCCGGTTCAACTCCTGCATCTGATCCTGACGCTCACCCACGTACTCGGTCGCCGTAGTAATCTGACCGTTCTCAAAAGAATATTTTTTCGTGCCATATCCAAATGACATAGATAACAGGGACAACGCCAACTCAAATGCCTTGGTGATCTGGTCAATACGAATTTCCGGGTTATATTCCTGGATCAATGCTTCATCCTGTGGATCTGGCAATTTTTCACCTACAAGTACAAAGAGCTTTTTCTGCTCTGTGGTCATTTTAGGCTTGCCATTATCGTCAAATTCACACAGTAGTTCATTCACAAGGATAATTTTTTCTGCCTTGTCCAAATCGGAAAAAAGAACGTTATAACACAGATCCACAACTTTCAGCGCCGGGATTGCATCCCACAACTTCGGCAGCCCATAGCCTTCCATATCGTCCAGATTATTGACCTCAGCATTTCGCATCACTGCAAATGGCTTTACATCACCCAACTGCACAATAGTTTCCTTGTCCTTTACCTCACCGCCTTTATCATCAAAGACATGTGTCTCTGCGGTGTACAGTCCATTTTCGATGGTAAATAAGACAAGCGTGGTCTGCTTCCTTCCTTTGACGAGAGTACTGCCAGAAAACGCTGCTTCGGTCACAATGTCATTATCTACAGTCAGCGGCAGAAACGCATCCGCCTCCACATAATTCAGTTTGATTTCGCCGCCCTGCACTGAGCCATCATCCATAAAGGTGGCATTGTCCAGACGGATGTAACAGGCCGTTGTCCCGTCCGCCGAGGTCTTTTCCAACTGCTTACGGTACTGAGTATTAAATTTACTGCCGTCAAGTACTGCTGCAACATAGTCTGCCTGTTCACCGTCCCCGGTATTGATCTCTAATACTTCACACAGGTTTGCATCGTCCGAACAGCACCGCTTTCCGAAATTCAACCGGCTCAGTTCGTATGGGATCCCGTTCAGTGTTTTCCGCTTATGAAAGTCCTCTATAACCCTGTTGCTGTACCAGTCATCGCATACCTGAATCTTGCTCAGAGCATTATCATTGGCTGTGTATCCCTTTTTCTGTAAAAAATCCTTTACGCATCCTTCCATTTTCTTCTCCTTATCTTTTTAAATCTATATACTCCACGAAATCCAACCACGTATAGCAGAAGCTGTCCCACCTGTCGTTGACGTTTCCTATGTTCTTGTCCTCCGGCTGATCCGGGTGGTCCTCATCCCACCGCAGGGAAGCAATAGCCTTTCTGGTCTGCACACAGCGCTTATTGATTTTGAGACGCCCACTGTTAAGCAGCAGATCAACGGTCTTGGGGCGCTCTGATATCTCATTCTTCCGGCAGCCCTTGATGTTCTGATATGGAAGCCCCACTTCCTTGGCAGCACTCCGCAGGCTGTTGATCATGGTAGGACTGGCGCTGTCCGGGAACACCCAGTCCACCCTGCCATACTTTTGAATACACATACGGTAGAACTCCACAAACTTGTCGCAGATCTTTTTGCTGTCAATATCTTCTGACAACGGTAACCCATCCTCTTCCAGTGCCTTGAAATCATGATACCTGTTCTGATAGCCGGTAAGGTTGTATGTTGTCATAGAGCCGTTACCGCCGAAGTCGATACCCATTACAATCTTGAAGAACGGAACCTTCAGTTTTCCTTTATCGTCAAAGATATCCGCATCCTCAAACAGATACGGCGAATCATCATCAGCAAAGTATCGGAAGATGATACCGGATGCCAGCACCCACAGCCCTGATATGAACCGATCATAAAACACACCCTTGTACATACGCTCATATCGTTCGATAATCTCCTGTGCAAGGCTCGGGTTGTCCCGCATCGTGAAATGTACCCGGATTAGATTCTTTTCGGTGATCTTGTCGATCCATTCCAGTTTTATGTAGTGGTCGGGTCCCTCCGGGTTGCAGTTGAACCAATACTTTGACCCTTCCACGGAGCATCGGCCTGTTGCCTGGTTGACAAACGACTCCGGCATCAGGGCTACCTCATCGAAGAATACTCCGGCCAGTGTGATACCCTGGATCAGATCCTGCGATCCCTCATCCTTTCCGCCGAACAGGTAAAAGGTATTCTCCTTATCCCCGTTCCGGACAACCAGATAATTCTCCGAACGGTGCTCCTCAACCTGATACCAACGGGACAGGAGCATACGCTTTAACTGTCCGATCACATTACGACGGAGTGACTGTATTGTCTTACCACAAAGTGCAAGGTTCTGCTCGTCAAATGTTTCCATTGCCCACAGGACGAACGACAGTGACATAACCGTGGTCTTGCCAGAACGAATAGAGCCATCACAGATAATGCCATCTTTATCAACATACGGGCTCCCGGGCATCCACCATTCCAAGACTACCTTCTGCTTATGGCTAAATGGCGTGAACTTAAACAGTGCCTTACGTTTCAACCGCATCATCCTCCTTGAAGGTTGCCACTACATCACCCTGCAGTGCATCCATAAAGCCGTCATCTTCGTACTCGGGAGTCTCGCCGCCCTCTTTCTCGGCTCTCCGCTTCTCGTACTCCGCCCGGTACTTGCTCTCCGGGTGCATCAGGAAGTACTTGGTCAGCCAGTCGAAAGCCTTCTGCTTGTCCGCCAGCTTTATGGATACCCCGTCCTTTCCCTGCTTCACCTCTTGTATGATCTGCGTATCCACATTACTAGAATCGGACAGTCTAACTGCGTTCACCTCTTTGGTGAGGTACTGCTTGGTGTCGGGATCCTTGACCGGGCCGAACGCTCCCATAATCTGCACGTTCTCTCGCCCGAACGACATATAATTACCGATATCTGCGAACGCAATCCGCATCTGCAATTCCACCACGTCCTCGGTGCTGGTGACTATCTGTTGGCGCTTAATTTCTTTCAGACGTTCAATTTCTTCCCTAACCTTAGGTTTTCTTAGTAGCATGCAGCCATTCACCATCGCTGTTTGATAGCTACAGCCATATGCCTTCTGGTAGCTCTGCGCCGCATTGAATGTCCGGCTGTAATAGATGCAGAAAATCTGCTGTTCCGGAGTAAGTTCATCGTTCTGCAAAGTATCCTTTGTGCCATCGTCAATAGCTGCATTTTCTGCCTGCTTTTTCTTACCCGAACGTTCGCTTTTTGATGCCGAACGTTCGCCATCCCAATTATGGGTGCTTTTCCATCGTCTGACCGTTCCAGGAGGCACCTCCAGGGCATCGGCAATCTCTACCAGTTTCATTCCCTGCTTATATAGTTCGTATGCTTTATCGCTTAATGGATTCTTCTTTGCTGCCACAGGTTACCTCCTTTCTGGCAAAATAAAAAGAGCCGGCACGTGGATTTCTCCACGTATCGGCTCTATGGCTCTTCTTAATATTTATTCATATTAAAATTATAACATATCTTCTTAATACTTTATAGCCTCATTTGTTAATAATATTATTTATCAAATTTTGTATTGTATCAATAGTGTATATTATCATTTTATTCATCATATTGGCAATAATTTCTGCCGGCAAACTATACAAATCATATATACCTCTTATTGTATAACTCTCACCCCAAGCGGTAACATTTAATTCTGTATGATCTTTACATAGTTTTCTGATTTCATTACTCATTTGACTTATATCAGGCTTTTCCCCTTCTATTTCTGCAAGTTCACTGTTAACCTTTTCATACTCTTCCCATAGCCTTCTAATATCTGATTCTAATATTTTTTTCCTTTCTACCAATGCAATTCTCTTTGTATCGTTTCGTATATAATTGAGTAATTCATTCTTTTCTCTCTTAAGACGCTTAATCTTTTCTTGCTCTGTTTCTGCTCTCTCTATCAAATTATCAATTTCTGGAACCATCGCTAACTTTTTTAATGTTTTATCTTCTTTTCGTATAGAATATCCCAGCGCAGATATTCCGACCGGCGCCACTAACGCAGAAGACAGCCCAAATAAAATTATATAAATATTCCCATCTTCCGTCTTTATTCCTAAAAAAATAACTATTCCTATTAAAATAACCCCTAAAATCGCAGAAATAACTCTTTTCATAGTTCACCTCTCTTTTGTAACAAAAGGAATTATACTCTTCATATATCTAATGTTCAATTTTAAAATGAAGTTTTCATCGACAAAATTGACAATATTACTATATTACCTAGCTTACCGTTTAGCAATTTTTATTAACATCATCTCTCTGATATAATAAAAAGCCGACACATGGATTTATTTATGCATCGGCTCAAGATATCATTCTGTTAGTATGTTGATAATTATAATTTAATCAACTTTTCTTGTATTTTCTTACTTTTTCAACATTCTCTTTTTTATCAAAAAATCTATTATGATAAAAAACACTCATTATTCCCACAATTACGTTCTCCGTTTCTTCATTTATTCCTATTTCTCTACAAGTATTATAAATTACTCCATCTATTTCTTCATCAATCTCAAAAACAGCAATCATGCACTCTACTAGTGCTTCTCTATACTGCCATTGGCTTAATCCATTCATAGCCATTTCAAAATAGTCATTACTTTTTATTCCATTACTATTATCAAATAAATTTTCTATATGTCCAACTGATGTCTTTACCGTTTTGATACCATCGATAATTTTAGTATATGAATCATTTTGGTCTTTCAAAGTTTTTCTTAGCTCATCCATGATCTTTTGTGATTCATTCACGGTTTCTGACAATTTATCCGATGCCATAACTACCTTTTCTTTTATTTCATTAGTCTGCCGCTCTCCAGATATGCTCATCCAAATTGCAATTACAGATAATATTATCGAAGTTATAGTACTCGCAAATGATACTTGATCAGCAAATATACTGTTATCACCCGTTTTTATTGTTAATGCTAATATTAGGAGTATTACCGCCACCACAAGCATGATTATACTCGTTCTCCGCATAAGGGCTTGCTTAACCCTGTTTTCACAACACTCAGTCATTTCTTTTCCCATATAGCAAGAAACCTCTTTTTTGCACATTTCAAAAATCCCCCTTTGTTAATCATCAGTTATATTATTTGTTGCTACATATTTTCCATCTATGCGCTTTGTTATAAATGTGTTGTCTAATAAATTAGCTATTTCCATTTCGACTATTCGTCCAATTCCGTTTCCAAATTCTGCACAGAGCTCATCAAAACTTACCGGTCCATATTTTTGAATAAAACGTAGCATATCTTTGTTATATGGTTTTTTCATACCTGTCATAGTGCTTATTCCCCCCTAACTTAATATTAAAAAATTATATCACCGCTTTCAATGTTAATCAATGATCTCATGCCCCTTCAAGTTTCACCAACATATATTACACTGTTTTTCCTTTTTACATAATCATTTTTGTATAAAGAAAGGCAGTCGTCAAGCTTTGAGAACTGCCTTTCTTTTCATAAACTTTCTTCATCAATATCATTCTCATACTGGCTCATCTTCCTGCCAATAACATTTCCGCATTCGTTACAAAACCATGTACCCAGAATGACAATATTTGTATCATCTCCATACACATCCTTTTTATATACCCTACTTCCCAATATTATATCTTTACTCATACATTTTGGACAATGTGTTGGATTTTGAGTAGTCCACATACTTAATCCCCCTATTCTTTATAATAAGAGAATTATATCATTTTTACCGTCATTATTCAATTTTTACATGGTAGCCACTCTCAACCTAAAAATAGATTTTATGCACTCCTGATCCTCTGCTACATAATGTTGGCCCGCTGTGCTCCTATCCTTGTGTCCCAGGTAGTGACCAGCATCCCATATAGTTCCGCCACGCTTACAGATATTGGTGGCCGTGGTCTTCCGGAAGAGATGGGGATATACCCGGCGTTCAACCTCCGCTCTGCTTGCGATGCTCTTGAGTGCACTACGGATCCCGGCATCCGACAGGCGGCTATACTTCCCGTGAGCACACCTATCGGACACAAACAAAGGATCCCGACTGTTAATACCACATCCACGCTCCTGGATATACTCCCCGAGGTACTTAAGCGCAATGTCATCAAGGTATACGGTCCGATAGGTACGGGTCTTTTGTCCATACACTGATACGGATCCGGCACGCCAGTCTATGTCATTCACGTTGAGCCGTTCCATCTCGCCCACTCTGATGGCGGTGCTCCGCAGCAGTTCCATCATGGCGCGGTCGCGCTTGCGGGTACATCCGGTTTTAAGCTCCTCATACTCTTGCGCTTCCATGTGATCTACCGGTTTCTGAATCTCCGGGTAAATTTCCACACTCTCCACGGGGTTTTCCGTAACTATCTTAGATTTTCTCATCCATGTAAAAAATGCACTGAGGTGCCGCCGCTGATTATTCAGAGATGTGTTGCTGTTACAGCTTTTAATGCTATTAAGCCAGCCATCTACATCCATGCTGGTAATCCGGGTGAGCGGTTTCTGGCAGTAATCCGTCAGCCGTCGTACCGCGTCCATATACTGCCTGACAGTCTTGTCTGACAGCTTTGGCGCCTTTTTGAGCATAAAGAGATCCATAATATACTCATTAGTATTATCCACAGTAGCAAGCTCTGTTTCCGGCGCATCCACCTCTACCTTTGTCAGCTCATCCGTCAGCACCACTCCAAGCAGATCCAGCTCCTGGCTGTCCAGATGATAGCGCATTTTCAGCATGATATTGTTCTTCAGTTCCTCTTTTTTGTCCATCATATCCGTAACCCTCCACAAATTCCTTGCCTGGGGATCACCGGTGTGGTATAATACTCCCAGACGTGAGAGCGGTACAACTTACTTTGGTCGGTGGGTGTACCGCTGTTTTTATGTAACAGACCATTGACAAATACTTGCAGCAATGGTATTATTTGTTTGAAGAGAACAAATGTTCTGTGTTCGTGGATTCGTCCCGGTGCAGGACATTTTGTTTTATCAAGGATTTAATTTCACTCGCTTGTAAATATAATCACCCAGATAAATGATGCCATCGTAAAAATCTTTTGAATGCTTAGTTAAATCAATCTTGACTCTTTCATCTGAGAAAAATTCTGACATTAATCCGCATAACTTTGCCTGTTCAGAAGCCCTACCAGCAAAGAAAGCTGCAGATGTCAATAAAAGTATTCCTATGATTCCTCCCATTATCTTCTCCTTTACTTTTTGTCCGTCAAATCTCTACCGCACAGCGGGCAGTTTTTTATTTTTATCGCTCCCATCGGCTCTTTTTCGCTGTTGCAGAAAAGCATATAATTCTCCGCTCCTAGCCTAATAATCCCATGTTTGCAACTTACATTTATATATTTCTCGCAAAAATCACACATTTCGAATCTCCTTTACTAAATTTCAGTTTTATTGTGTAATAATGCGTACCGTTACACAGGTAAATAATTGTCCAACGCCTGCCGGATCACCCAGGAGATAGGTCTGTCCTGCTGCCGGCAGTAATCAATTAATCTCTCGTATTGCTCCGGATCCATGCTGATGTCTTTCCGGATGTTCTTCTTACCGTCCTCTTTCTTCGGTCTCGCCATTCCTATCCCCTTTCTTTTACCTATTCTTCAGGGCAATAATCAGATCATTATATGTTGCCTGATTCATATACATAGTCATATGTACCTGATCTACAACCGTTTCTCCACGTTTTTGCCAATCTTTGGTGATGTATCCATACCGCTTAATCCACTTTTTATTGATGCGCTTCTTTTTGTGCCTGCGCCGTTGGACCTGCTTGGTGGTAACTATAACGGTATATCCGCCCATCAGATCGTTCATTTTACTTAACATGCCTATCTCTCCTTTCGTTACACAATTTTTCCGATATTTCAGTTTACCTAGCCACGACCGATAATTTGCTCTTCTGCAAATTTCATCCACTCTTCATGCGTAGTAGCACCGCAAGCTTCCATCCAACCTTCCGATTTATTTTCAGTATTGCTAAAGTACAACACTGCATCAAAATCTTCCCAGCCTGTAAGGTTTGCGTACTCTACATTAGGAACCTCATTGCAATCAAATGTTTCTCCGCAATCCTCACACTCTATAAAATCATCATATCCTTCCTCATACGAACCTCCTTCAAAGACCAAATTTTTCGATTTGCACACAGGGCAATACATACGGTGTTTTCTTTCTTCTTTGTCAAAATGTCTTTGCTTTAGGCACATTATTTTTGCAAGGTCAAAAGGGATATTACACTTTACCGCATATTTGTACGGATTAGCATAAATACTTTTCATATTCACATCTTCATACCTCCACTAAATTCTAATTTATTTGTCTTACCAAATTTGCATAATATCTACCTATACCACGCCCATTGTCAAATTTCTGATATTTATGAAACTTAATCGGATTAGCTTTAATCAATTTAAGTACATCATCAGGGAAATTATTTTTATTGGCAATTTCTATCATCTTTTCGTTCGCAAATTCCTCTGTACATGAACCAAAAGGACAACCAATAGAATTCACTCCCCATGATTTTTCTATAATATTGATAATTTCTGTAATGTCTGACATTTTCACTACCTTTATTCTCCCAAAGGAACTCCTAAGTTAAATACTTACTGATTATCCTTTCGACATCCGATAAGCGCACCCACTGATCTACTTCCCTGTCTCCTTCGTAAACCGGGGCATCCTCCTGCCTTGCACATTCAACGATTTCCGCATGCATGTTCTCTAATCCTGCTGCCTGACCTGTGCATCTGGCATAGTCATTCATAATTTTTTGAATCACACACTCTGAGCACTCCCCAGTGCAGTGCTCGGATCCCTCACATGGTATCTCTACAACATACGGAACGCTTTTCCCTCCGCTTGTAGTCGGATTCGTCATGGCGCAGCATTCTTCCGGCACCCATACTCCTTCATCAAATTCAATCATTTTGATCATTTTGCCATCTCCTTTCCCTGCCATTGCAGTCCCATTGTTGTGAGTTCACCGTAGGAGAAACACCTTGTAAAGCCTGTCTTGCAATCTCTGGTCTGGACCATATGCGGATAAACAGCTATTACCTCGTATTCCATGGTCTCACTGATAAATCGGTGTTGCCCTCTCCCGCGGGTCTCCAGCGGCTCCTCGATGATCTTGTGTTCTGTTTTGATGATAGTGCCTATATGTATGTTGCGGATGCGCGGCGCAGGATCCGGCAGAAGATCTCCGTCCCAGTCCTTATACTGCATTGTTGTCTCCTTTCCGGACGACTGCTGCCTCTTGGATTTTCAGCGGTCGTCCCGTGGCTATGTTTATGGTTATTCGTGAGTACACTCCAAAAGGCTTATTGATTTTTCTGGGCTGCCAGTGCTTTCTGTACGGCAGCATAGTAATTATTCACTCCGGCAATAAGTATCTCCGTCTCGGTCTTTCCCATTTTTTCTGCACAGTACTCTAATTTTCGCTTTTCCTCCGGAGTCATCCGTATGATCTTGCTTATTGTTCTGCTTTTCATCTCTGTGCTCCTTCGTGTATATACAAATTTGTATATACATCATCCCCACTTGTTATAAGTCAGGGCATCCTCGCTCCAGTCCGGGTAGTGATCCTGCAAATACGCTCTGAAGAGCTGCAGCATCTCCTCTCGCCTGCCCTTATTGCCGTTATCCAACATCTCATGGTGGCTCTGGCATCCCAGTGCACCGTTTTGAGGGATCCCGAGTCCACCACGGGACCTCGGGATATAATGCATAATGCTTAACAGCTGCTGTCCGTACCAGGTGACGTCTTCCATGTGGTACCCCATCTGGCAAAAGATGCACTGATACAGGTCACGCTCCTTGATGATTTTTCGGGATGCTTCGTTAAACTCCCGTGCTCTCGCCTGCTTCGATCTCTTCGGCATCAGGACCGCCTCCTTTGCTGAGTTCTTCCAGCTTGTCCAGGTATCCGGAGATATCGGACACCTGCTGTCTGGCTGCACCGATCAGATCCATCTCTGCGTAACGTACCAGATTATCCACTGCTCCACGGATGGACTTGAGATAAGCAGTCCTTTTGTCTGCGTCCGGGCAATATTGCGGATAGTCTCTTTCAAGATCTGTCTGACCAGGTACCTGTTCTTCCGATCCCATGGTGTCGGTATTCTGATTATCCTCGTCAGTTTCCTGGGAAGACGAGTCATTTACCTGTGTTTGCGGCTCTTCCGGTGCCGGATCCGGTGCAGCTCCCGGGATGGTCATCTGCTCCGGCTTCTTTTCCGGCTCCTTCAGCTTTTTCTTCGGTTCTGTGTTTGCTTTGGTCACACGGGATTCCTTACGCTTTTCCGGTTTCTTTTCCTTCGGAGTTTCATCCGGTTGCACCGGTGCAACTTCCGGTTCTTCCGGAGTCATGTTCTCGCAATATAGCATCTTGTACTGCTCCTCAGGACTGCTGCCTCCATCTATGAGTGACCGTACTACAAGGCAGATCTGATCTTCCGTGTATTTACTCCGCTCCAGCGTCTTTATGTTGACTACCGTGGCACCTTCGGAATTTACAATGATCTGTGTCCTGCGCTCTCCAGGAATCCGGACGGTATACACTGCGTCTCCCTGTGGAATCAGTACATCCATGATCTCTGCATTATTTCTGTTTCCACTTGCTGTTTCCATAAAGCATACCATCCACAGCTTCCGGAAGAGTTCTTCCTGCTCTTTCCCCAGCTGCCAAAAGTTTCTGTACAGCGGTGATCCCTCCGGCGGAATCATCGGCTTGTCCGTGACGGCTGCTGCCTCTGCCTTCTCGATCTCGACCTCGATGTCGGATACCTGACTTTCTGCTTTTACCTCTGCCTGGATTTCCTTAAGCTCGTCTTTTGTAAGCGTTTTAGGCAAAACTTCATTGATTTCATCCGGAATTGTCAGCATTACGGCCAGCTTGGAACTTCCAATACCTCTGTACTGCTGTTTCAGCTGCTTTGAATTACCGCCTTCAGAAAATCGCCTGTTAATATTCATAAACCGACTTGCCTGGGATGAATCCACTCCATACTCTGCATAGGCAAATTCCTCCATGTTTTTATATCCACTGGCTCTTAAAACATCTGTTTCTACTGCCTCTCTCAGCAGGTAGCCGATCAGCACAAATTTTTCTGCTGCCTGTGCAAATGCTCCGTCCAGCTCCTGCTTATATTTCCTGTATCTTTCTTCATAACTCATGATTTCTTCCATCAGATTACCTCCATAAAGTCACTCTCCAGAGCATCCGCAAGCAGTGTTCCCTGCAGGCTCCCATGCCATATGATCTTTTTATCTTTCCGCAGCTGCGCATATCCTTCCTTGCGTGCCTTGTCGCTTTTCTCTGCCAGTTTCTTATCCTTTTCTGACAGATTCTTCTTGACCCAGCTCTGCCACTTCCGCAAGAAAGGCATTGCCTCCTCCAGGTCCTTATATGCTTCATTTAGTACCGACTTCTTTTGCCTGATATTGCCTCCTGGCTCTATCTCTATTGTGTACCAGGGAGTGCTCGGATCCGCGCACCGTCGCAGAAACAGCAGATATGTTTCCCTGATCTCTATCCGCTGAAAGTAAATGTCACAGGTATGTATACAGTGTTTCAGTGTTATTCCTTCCCGGTATATATCATCAATACTTGTGGGCGAAATAATCCGAAATGTTCCGTCACTATACTCATATTTATCCAGTTCACGGGATTCCAACAGCTTCTGCGTTCCCGGGAACTGTTTTTTCTTTTTGGCGATCTCCTCCTCAGATTTCAGCATTGATATCGTGGCTACCAGTTCATTGTGTGCAATAATAAGATCCTTCGGTTTCAGTAGCAGTTCTTTACTGCAATCCATTTTTAGCTTTTCCATCATGGACACGTAGTCGTTCCAGTCTCTCCATGTTGACTCCAGATCGTTTTTAGATCCTGTCAGTCTTAACTTTGCCTGTCTGTTCAGGTAATTACATATCTTTTCTATCGTCTGGTATTTTCCAATATGGGAATTCTTCATCGTCTCTGGATTTATCCGTGCATCTGATAATGTCTTAATATCGCAGTCCCGGAATATTGTGTTTCTTTTCTTCTCTTCCTGCAGCCACAGCAGCACCCTGATATCCCCTTCCTTTTCCTTCAGGCGTTTCATTCTGGCATTATCAATCTCAAGTATCTTTGCCAGACCACCGGTTGCCTGATTATTCAAGACATTATCCAACAACCAGCCTTTATCCAGCATATCCGCAGCCAATGTATACAGACCTGCTTTATATGCCATTTCAATGGCCGGGTACTTTTTTTCCATTGTAAGGTAATAACGTACACCTGCTGCCTTATAACCATGTCTCATTGCAATCGGATACGCAGAATGGACGTTTCTAAACAACCTGGATAGATTCTTGCGGTACATGTTTTCATTGTACTTTTCTATATGCATCCCCTCATCATTTGCCCAACACATACCCCTTCTCCGATAATCTGTCCAGATATAGATTTTTATTCCATTTTCTGTGATCACAGTCCTCCTATATTCTCTGACCGTAAATTCTGATATGTTTGTTTTCAGATCGTCCTTGGTATCTATCCTGCGTACTGCGAAGTCTCTCTGTATCAGTCCGTTTTTATACCTCTGAATGCAGCTGGTATCTCTTTCTCTGGTCCAGATCTGTGCGGTTTTCATTCCTCTCGATATATATGTTATTTTCTTTTTACATACCGGGCATCTTCCGCTCATGTTATGCCAGGGTCTGCCTATCAGATGCACCATATCAAGACATGATGTGCAATATCCTTCCGTTGATCTTGACGAGGCGTAGAAGATATAATTTTCTCCGTCGAATGCATTATGTTTCCACCAATTTTCAAATCCTTTCGGTGGATCCTTGACCGGTTGCATTTCTTTTTTCCACTGTTCTTTCTTCTGTTTTATTTCAGCAACTATTTTCCTTTCTTTACAATCCTTTTGCCACTCACATATTCCATCGTAGCCCTTTCCTCTGGTCTTCAGGAGTGCCTGTACCGTTTTCGCATTTTCTTTGCTCATGTATATATAGTGGTCCCATCTGTTCTTGTACCAGTCGTAATCCTCCAAATTGAAGATGTATGCCTTTCTCCACGTATAGGATCCGTCCTGCTGCCTCTCTCGTGATATGTACTCATCACCTGCGTAATTGATAAACACATCCCACTTCGGTGTATACACTTTTTCTCGTATATCTTCTCCGGTACATATGGATATTTTCAATATTCCGTTTAAGTTCTGGCACCTTGCCGCAAGATGATATTTTTCTGTATTGATTTTTCCGTCATATCTTCTTTTTTCTCCCGGTTCTTTTAATTTACGTATCATTGCAGGGGTGGCATTCAGTGTCCGCAGCTTCTCCAGTTCACTTTTTCGCATTTACTTTCCTCCCTTGCACGTCATAATATACATCCGGCAGGATTTTCTCCCCGTCCACGACAAATGCACCAACTTCCAGTATGTTTCCATTTTGATCTTCGCGGATGATATACAACTTGTCTCCTATATTTCCTTTTGCGCTGGGGTGCTTTCCTCTTACGATCAGGTTTCCTCTGCCGTCCGGCTCACCAGTCTCGCTCCTTATGACTTTTGCCGGCTGCGCCTTTGGATGCTTTACCAGCCATATCACACCCTGTTTGTACATCTCATCAATGGTGATCTCTTTGCGCAGACGGATCTCCGGTGCCGCAATTCTAGTACCGGTACCGTCTTCGTCTACGTTTCCGCTAATTTCCACGATAAAATATCTGTCATCTGCTCCGTTGTAATAGCTGAGCACGTCCAGAGGATTATCCGTTGCGTGAAATCCAGTGTTGGCGCACTTTGCGTCTTTCTCCCGATACCATTTCCCCTGCTCGAAGTAAAACGTTCCCTTCCCTAGCGTACAGCTCAAATTTTTATGAAATCCCTTATATGCAAGCATCTCATGCCTTCTTTCCAAGATAGTAGTCCAGTACGATCTTTTTCAGTTCATCCCTGCCACACATGCCGATTTGTCCGGCACTCTCCGGCAGTCCTGCTTCCTTTGTGATCCTCCTGTCTATGGTTACCCGGTTCTTTGATGCCATTTTCAGTCCTGCTGCCAGCACATCCAAAAGCTTTTTATCCGGATTAAATACGGCATTAGCCAGAGCTGCACCGTCCTCTTCCATGTGCTGTGTCGGATATTCCATCAGCATCTGGACCACAAAATCTTTCCAGTCTTTCATCTGGCTCTCCAGTTTCAGATCCTCTGCTTCCAGTTTCAGCTTACCGATTGCTGCCATTGTCTCATTACACAGGGTATCCTCGGCATCGTCGCTGTCCATGTAGTCCTCAGCATCTTCCTTCTCCAGTCCGTTCTCCATTGCCAGTCCGATCAGTGCTTCGAGGTCTCCCTCTGCTTTCTCGGCGGCTGCTGCCCTGTTCAACTCCTCTACAGTATTAAATATTCCAAATTTCTTCTCCATCTGTTCTCCTTTCCCGGTTGCACCGGTGCAACTTCCGAATTTTTCTCGGTAGTTCAGTCGGTTTCACCTTGTAACCGACTGCTTTTCTGTCAAATTGTTATATTTTCCATGTTTTGTTGACGTCAACAAAATCGTCTCTAACATGAGTGCTCTACTCGTGCTGTCAGTTTTTCGGTACTTCTGCAAAAATGTCTTTTAATGCCCTCTTCAATGGCATGTTAAAGCGCATCCATTCGGCATACTCGTGTTTCTCGCCTTCCGCCAGCAGGATATGTCCGCCATCTTCTACGTCCTGCAGGAGCATTTCCCACAGGACAGCGTTTTTCACCGGATTGCCTTTGGCACTCTTCCATCCGTTTCTCTGCCACTTCTCCGGCCAGTGCTGTGTGATGGCTGACGCCACGTAGCTGCACTCTGTATGGATCACTACGGTGCAGGCATAGTTGAGACGCTGCATGGCATCCCGGATGGCACGCAGGACTGACTCGCTCTCCGTGGTATTGTCATACTCTACGATCTGCGGAGCTGCTTCATAGTCACTGCCGTTCTTGCGCTTTGTCCTCATGATGTACATTGCCCGGCCGGAGCCCTTCGCAGATCCCCGGAGTGTCGTGCCTATAAAGATATCCACTACTTTCAATTCATTTTCCAAAATCAACACCTCCTTACCCTGTTCGGCGGTTTCTTCCGCTCCTGTGTCTTCAGTCTGATCAGCGTGTAGCTCCGGTACAAAAATCCTGTGACCGGATTGATGCCCTCATGCATCCGGGCTATGTAATATCCCTTGGGTGGTTTGACTTCCGGCTTCCAGCGGAGGAGCTTGTCCTCCTTCGGCTCCGGAAGCGGCATATTGCGGCTGGTATTGTAGGAGGACTCCGCAATTCTGGGCTTGCTCGGTGTGCCGTCCGTCTTTACCTCCGCTGTGTGCTCGTCCTTGGTCAGGTAATTCGCCAGCTGCTCCATGTCATCCCCGTTAAATTTGCTGTGACAGATCTCCGCCACATAGGTGCCGCCCTTGGTCCATGCCTTGGTTACGATAGCCGCCGCATCACCCTCCGGTGTCTGCTTGATCACAAGATGGATGTGCCAGGCTCCCTTGGTTCCACGCTCAATATTACGGATCCAGTAGAACGGTGCTCCTCTCATCCTGTAGATCTTCCGGACTTTTGCCATCGCCGCCTGAAAGTCCTTCAGTGCTCCTGCCATATCTGGCGGACGGTTCCCCACCTCATAGGTCCATGTGATAAACAGATCTCCCTGGTCAAAGTATTGTATCAGCCGCCACCGGCACAGCCTTGCCTTATTCCTCCGGTTGATCAGCCGAACCTGTTCCTTCGTAGGCTTCTCCTTCTTCTGTCTGGTCTTACCCTTCCCCCCATAGTTCCCATCATGGTACTCTTCTACATCCAGTACATCCCCATGCTTCAGTCTCATTTTCTTTCTTTTAACCATGTCTCTGTATCCTAACTTTAATATCTTTATCAAGTGCGCAGGGGCTTTAAAAAGCCCCATTTTTCTTGACTTTTTTAGTCCACAGAGTTATAATTATCTTGTTTATATAAGTAGCTCTGTGAGCTGGCCGGCATCGCCAAATGCCGGCTTTTTTATTGCTCTGCGTAGACAGGCTCTACTATGTAATTATCCGGTGACCAGTAGTACCGCTTTTTGCCTGTCAGCAGGTACTCCACTCCCTGGATCTCCCTGTCGTAGTACTCCACCGTGCGTTTAAAATCTTCCCTCTCACGCTGCAGGCGGTCCAGTATGACCCGGACGGCATCGTCTGTGATTGTGATGTACCGGATGCCCTTCATCATGACCAGATGTGCATTGCCGTATTTCTGGAGCACATACGGGAAAATTTCCTGTGCCTCGTGATCAACCAGCATCATCAAAGGCTGTGACGGTGTCTGCTCCAGTCTCTCCATAATTTCCTGCACTCTCTCGGCTTTCATGGGTCATACCTCCTCTCAGTCGCTCCAATTTTTGCTCAAGGTTCCGTACTCTCTGGCGGTATTTTCGCCATTTTTCGACTTGGTTCTCGCAAAAAAGGCAAAAAATAAAAAGCACCGTCGCCAGGCCTATGACCATGGCAATCTGCTCTCCTGTCTCTGTTGTTTTAAATACCGGCTCCAGAAGTAATGCCCCGAGAATCGATATCACTATGTCTTTATACATCCGCACTCTCCCCCTCTATCTGCCGTTTTATCTCTTGTATCTCATTGATTTTTGCGCTACATATGTCCTCTTCCATCTCGAGAAATCTTAGCAAGGTTTCCTTCTGCGCCTGGTTGGTCGTGATTACCTGCACACCGCTAAATATATAGAGTTTAGCTGCAGGGGTTTCCTGCTTGACCTGCTCATATACGCACTGAGCCAGGCTTTCATTGGCCGACTGCCAGAACTCTGCGCTGTCCTTGTTATTCATGACTTCTCTTACATAATAATTTTCGTCTATGTTCATATTAGTCCTTCCCGATCACGCTCTCTGCGTGGTGCCCGGCACCGAGCCGGACACCACTTGAACAGAAGATCCAAAGGATCGATCCTATGCCGCTATAGCAGTGACGACACAGGATACGGAGGTGTGGTGCTGTCAGATGACACCACGCACAGAACGTGATCTATTATGCTTGTCCATGCCCTCTACGTGGTGCCCAGGTGGGGATGCCTGGACACACACGCTAATTGTGTAAAAGGGGAGTGTGGTGTACATACACCACGTACAGGGCACGGAATACCTGTGGTTACGCTGATTCCTCTTTCTTCTTGGCTGCATACCCCAGAGTCTTCAGACTCTGTTCATTCAGCCGTAAGGCAATCTCTGCCTTTTTCATGGGATCCATGTCATCCAGTGACAATACCTGGTCCCCGATGTGGATTAAATTTACAATCCGCATATGTACCTCCTGACTACTTTTCTACAGCTTATGGTGCTATGGTTGTCTAAGTTGCATTCTCCAACTCAAAGATTGCCCACCGCAGCGCTGCCTTGGTGTTCTCATCAATATCATTGCGCTCCAGCAGAGCATATAATCTGTCGATTTTTTCCATTCCTGTCATCTCCTTCTTACTGCACTTCGATTCTCCGAAGTGCTTCGTTCGATATATTGAAATGCCTGCCATATTGAATCCGATTTCTCCTTTTCCTATACTGTACTTACAGGCTCCCGCCAGAGCCGAGTACAAAAGAGAGGAGATTTGCCTATGAATATGATTCCTGTTAGATCTTCTGATATTGCAAGTGTTGGCTATGAAGGTACTACCATGTATATTCGCTTTCATTCCGGCGGACTCTATGCTTACCACAACGTTCCTCCCAGTGTCTATACCGGTTTGATGAATGCCGCATCGCACGGTCAGTATTTTCATGCACATATCAAGGGTCGATATGGCGATACCAGAATCGGCTAATCAATGATCACAAGTACTATGGCAGGGCCATTTGCCTGAACACTCACATCTTCATAGGGTTCTGCCACATGTGTTTCCACACCTTCACGCTTTTTCAGTTCCTCTACCAGCTCACAGGTTTTGTATTTTTTTAACTCTGTTCTTTCTTTGTCCACTGGTTATTCCTCCTTCCTTTATTAGTGATGAGATGATAGTTGCATCCTCCATGCTCTTTTTCTATAATTGATAATGCCACTTAGCAATTTCAAAAAATTCAAAGGAGGAATTCACTATGGATGATTTAACTCGTATCTCCTTAGATGCTCTCGTCGAAGAAAATCTAAGGAACAACTCCGATAATATGGTAAAAGCCATTCTTCAAGGCGTTGAATCCTGCTCTGATCAAGATTCTCGTTATGCAAAAATGATAATCAATGCAGTTCACTATTCGACCCACGCTTCCGTCCAGTTGATGGCTGAAGTGTTGTTACAAACTGGTATTCTCCAACCTGCTGATGAGCCTGTGTTGCGAAAGCAGCTTTTAAAGCTTCTACAGGACTAGGTTTTTGCATTAAAGCTCTTGCAGACACCAGCTCTGCGAGAGCTTTTGTCTTTTCCGTAATCTCATTATTCAAATCATTTCCTTCATCAATACGCTTTTTAATATGATCTGCCAGCGCATCTATCAGTTCATCTATCTTTTCCATTGGTTGTTCTCCTCTCTATTAACACTCCATGCAGTCCATAAGAATGCTATACAAAAAAATTGCTGCCGCAAAACCGCATATGTCACCAAGATAATATTTCACTATTACAGCAACGACCAATATTACCATCATGGCTATGATTCTTTTTAGCCATACTCCTATCCACACTCCTGCTGCCTCCTTCCTTACTTACTAGATTCCAAAATAATCTTAGGTGCCGAAATGGAAATCACTTCATTTGTGATAGTGATTTCCGTTTCTCCCAAAATCACTATTTTCAGTACTTCTACCTTGTCCATTGATTGTTCCTCCTCTCTCTTTTATTACTGAGATAATAGTTGCATCCTCCATGTTCTTTTTCTATAATTGATAGTGTTGGTACTCAATTTGTTAATATCACGAGGTTATACTATGAAAAAACAAAGCTCCTACGAAAAACACTGCGATTTTTCCATTTCGGTCTTAGAACAAATCATTAGTGGTACTCCCTATAAGGAAATATCAGTTCCTGGTTATACCCAAAAGCAGATTGACGAATTAGCTTATCAATTTGCTGAAAACGATATTATCGTTTACATAGACAAATGGCGTGATGGCAACTTTGATCCTCATGTTGAATTTCCCAAAGGACTTACCCTTAAAGGATATAAATATCTGAATGATCTCCATGCTACCAGCGCTGACCGATTAGCTAAACAGGCTCGCACTGACTCTTTGTTTGCAAAAACAATGTCCGTGATATCCGTTATAATTTCTTCATTGACGCTTATCTTTTCGATCATTTCATCAGTCGTATAATGATTGTCAGCACAAATACAATTATGCTTGTTACCAGTGAAACAATAGACATGATTATTGCACTCCAGTCTCTTTTATTATCCATTCCTGCTGCCTCCTCTCCTTTATTAGTTATGAGATAATAGTCCACATTTTGCAAACTAATAAGGTAAAAAAATATGGTCTTTTGGGAATCCACAAATTGAAGAATATAGTGTCAAATCAGCCTCACTCATCTTCACCTTATTGCTCTCCCAATTGACTATCGTGGCTCTTGAAACATGCATCCTATTTGCAAGTTCTTCCTGTGATAATCCAGCATTTACTCTAACGGCAGGCAACCTGATTTTTAATTGTTGTGCCATTTTCTATGTACCTCCTTTTCAGTGTTCAACTTTATTACAAAATGTATGTTACTCCACTTTTTGTAAACTGTCAATACATTTTGTAAAGTTTTTTTACATTTTGGTTGCGTTTTTGCAAACTCTGTCCTATAATACAATCAATAAGAGAAAGAGGTGAACGTCATGGGAACAAATCAATTTGCTGAAATGCTAAAATATTATTTGATGTTAAATGATAAAACACAAAAAGATTTAGTAGATGACTTAGGTTTTGATAAATCAACAGTCTCAAGTTGGTGCTCAGGTAACAGGGTTCCTAAAATAGATGTAATTATTGACATTGCAAAATATTTACATGTAAATGTTGGAGATCTCATAGAAGACAATCGAAACGATGATACATATTACCTTAATCCTGAAGCACGGGACATGGCTCAATTCCTTTTCGAAAATCCGGAATATAAAGTCCTGTTCGATGCTTCCCGTAAGGTAAAGCCTGAGGACATTCAATTTGTAAAAGAAATGATAGACAGAATGAGTAAGCGAGATTAAGGCCTTTATTTGGTACACTCTCCTTGCTACCTTACATATCAGAGGAGGTGTCTCTTATGGAAATACATTCAGTGCTGGCTACACTCCCCGGCAGTATCAAGGCTTATGTAGTAGCCAATGCCGATATGAGCTTTACAATTGTTCTAAACGACGCCCTGACCTTTGAGCAGAATCGGAAGTCTTACCTTCATGAGTATGCGCATATCGTCAACGGGGATTATGACAAGAAGTGCTCTGCAGATATGATCGAGTTGAATGCACACATTTAAGAAGGAATTATTATGACTTTTGTAAAAAAGCTCTTAGATGCTCTAAATATGGATAATTGGAATAAGCAGAAAAAAAGTCCTGATGTTGATCCCGATACCTATTCTCCTAGCTTATATGAATTAATATTCACTTTCTGGAGACAGCATCCACAAAAATACTCCAATGATTTTTCTTACAAAAAAGCATCAAATGAAGAGTATTTACTTTACGGAAAGGCTTTAATTCTGTGGGGATACGATAAAGTTTGTCCTCTATTTGAAGGTTTTCCATATTATTATGAAACAGAATGTCATATAAGTAATCCATTGGAATTACAATCGGTATTGCTGCAGCAAGGCTATATTGCCCCAGCATCCGCACAGTCCGTATTATTTTCCTATACCGTTGCAAACCTAAAAATAATTGCAGACAGTATTGGTTGTTCAAAAAAAGGCAAAAAGGCCGAACTTGTTAATAGAATATACTCGTCCCTTAATCAAAATGACTTAAATGAACTCGCTATTCAATCAGGCCTATACACACTTTCAGATAAAGGTATTGCTTTTATGGAAGACAATTATGATTATGTTGACCTGCATCTGCACTGGAAATATAATATCTCATTGTCTGATTATAATAAAAATAGGTTTTGTGGAAACAAAAAACGTACCTTTAACGATACTGCTTATACTATCCTTTGTGAAAGAACATACAAAAAAACTGCTTCATTCAATTACTATGGATTAAGGCAAGATTATCTATCTTTATACGACATTACTTTTTCTGAGGGACGATATGATATAGCAATTAAATATTATTTGCAATATCTATATTTAAGCACCTGTTGTATTCGTGAAGTAATGCTATACCAACCAGGTATTTATTATTCGTCCGATGATTCGCTATCTTATGCTGTTATACTTTCAGCACATGAAGCTACTGAAATGGTTAAGTTAAAGGATTATTACAATCCTATACTGGTTGATAATATTTATAAACAATCAGGTCAGCCACCCAGTTTTCTGGAGATAAATGTTTTCAAACAGATGATACAAGAAATGCTTACAGAAATTATATTTGATTATGAAAAATATAATGTATTTATACAAAACGAATTGAAAACTTATGTATCCTTGCTGTAGTTGCACCAGTGCAACCATACAATTTTTGTGTACGTTTCATTTTGTAACCAACTGCTCTTTGACAATATAATACATTTAACCGGGTAGTCGGTGGACGTGCTCTCATCTGATCCGAGCCTTACGGAAAGGATGATTATTATGGTTTCATGGAATGACTTGTTTACTTTCGTCATCATGCTGGTGGCGATACTGACCTACATAGAGACCCACAGAAAGCATAAGAAATAGCCGTCCTGACCCTGGTAAGTTTAGGAACGGCTATCTCTTGATAACTCAGTATTAAATTCGCCGGATCGGGTGAAGTGCACTCACCTTCCGACTGCCTTGCTAAGTGTATTATATGTCAAATAATCAGTTTTGTCAAATTACATAAAATCAGCCCCAGTGTTGGAGCACCGGAGCTGATCCGATCTTACCGGGTAAACCGAATAAAATCAGCTTGAACAAGTGCATTTTATCATTTTCCCGGGCAGATTGCAACGCAAACATATGTCCGGGCATTTTTATGCCCATTTTTCCGTACATTTACTTAGGAGGGATGTGCAATGTCTAAGAAAGTGATGCGAAAATCTTCAGAAGTCACGGAGCAGATCCGCACCGGTGCCGCTTATATCCGTGTCAGTACCGATGATCAGTTGGAGTATTCCCCGGAGTCCCAGCTGGAGGAAATCAAAAAGTACTGCCTGCAGCATAATATCCTGCTGCCGTCCGAATTCATCTTCGTGGAAGAGGATGGACGCTCCGGCCGCAAATCCAGTAATCGTTATGCCTTCCAGAATATGATTGCAATGGCAAAGACCAAGCCGAAGCCCTTCGATGTCATTGTACTGTGGAAATTCAGCCGTTTCGCAAGAAATCAGGACGAGAGCACCTTCTATAAGTCCATGCTCCGGAAGAAGCTTGGGATTGATGTGGTATCTGTCAGTGAACCACTGATCGATGGCATGTATGGCCGCCTCATCGAAATGATCATTGAATGGCAGGATGAATTCTACTCCGTGAACCTCTCCGGGGAAGTCCGCAGATCCATGCTCTCCCGTGCTCGGAAGGGACTCTATAACGGTAAAATGCCTCTGGGATATACCAAGGCTCCGAATGAGAATCCTGTCATCGAAGAGCAGGAAGCCGCTATTGTCCGTAAAATCTTCGATATGTATGCCACCGGCAGCGACATCAACTACATCACCAGAGCTCTGAATGACCATGGACACAAGACGAAGACCGGCAATCATTTTGACCAGGAAGGTGTGATCTACATACTGGAGAATCCCTTCTACATCGGTAAGGTGCGCTATAACATGCGGGAATCCAGTGCTACCAGTACTCTGCGTGATCCCGAGGAATGGATCATCAGTGACAGCTTCCACGAGCCGATCATTGACATGGATACCTGGAACATAGTCCAGGAGCGCCGGGAACGCAGCAAGAAGCTGATGCAGCGTTATGAGCATCCGGTTTCCCACACAAAGCACTGGCTGTCCGGTCTTGTAAAATGTCCGGTCTGCGGCAAATCTCTGTCACATAAAGAAGGTTATCCCCGGAAATCCGCTCACGGAGGATCCTATATCTCCGGCGAGGGCTTCCAGTGTCTGGGATACATGAAAGGGCTTCATACAGGCTCGCAATACATCTCTGCAAAGAAACTTACCTCTGCCGTAATTACGTCGCTCCATGAGGTACTGGAGAGCGTCACGGACGTATCCTTTGAGCTTGTCCGCACCTATGATCCCACTGTAGAGCTGGACAGGCAGCGTTACCAGCGTGAACTGGCTTCTCTGGATCGTAAGCTGGAACGCATCAAGGAAGCATATCTGAATGAAATTGATACTCTGGAAGATTACAAGCGGAATAAAGAGATGATCGAGAAGCGCCGTGCAGACCTGGAAGCTTTGTTGGATGACATGACGACTGCTGCCTCCGGTCCCGAGAATTATAAGGAGCAGTTCTTGAACCGGGTACAATCTGTTCTGGATATCATCGAAAGTGATGCTCCAAATGACCTGAAAGCGGAGGCTCTGAGGGGCATCGTTCGCAAGATCGTGTTCTATAAGGATACAAATACCCTTGAATTCCACTATTATCTCATGGTAGACTAATCTCTGTAAGCCGCGTAAATGCTGGCTTTACAGAATAGTAGCTGTATTTCCGACCATCCCCCACCATGCCCCGCATCCAATACAATCAATGACATAAAAAAACTCCCGCATATCCTTTTGTTTCATGATATGCGGGAGTTTCCCCATTTAGATATTTTTTGCTTACTTTAAAATTGCTGCCGTCACTTCCTGCGGAATCACAAATTCCGGTGCTCCCATAGAACCGGGAGCCACTTCGTATTCGTCAAAGGCAATGACCAGTTCGTCTTTTTCATTAAAATAGAAGTTCGTCTGCTCCGTGATCCCCTGAAAATTGAATTCCGGCATATCGTCATTATCCAGGAAATAGATCACGCCTTCGTCCGCCGCCATCTGCTCCTGCATCTGGGTCTTAATGTTCTCGCTGATCGCGGAAATATAGTCGCTCCCTTCCACAAACAGATCTTCCAGTGTCACCACATTTCCCGTCTGTTTATCAATCGTATAAAACTGATTATTCTCGTAGCCGCTGGCTTCCGTCTCCAACACGCTTAATTTTACGGTGTAATACCTCTCATTGTCCGTAACGACCTCCTGGGACACATGCAGACCATGGTATCCTTCCTCGGATAAGGTATCCTCGAACTGACGGATCAGTTCCTCTACCGTAGCCTCCATATCCTGGTTGACCGCTTCCACACCGTCTTCCGACAGATTTGCTACCGCAGCCTCCTGTCCGACACCTTCCACACTTCCGGCTGCTGTGCCCTTAGGAGTGGCTGCCACTTCTCCAACGGAAGCACCTTCTCCTGCGTCTTCTCCATAGTTGATCTGTGCAAGTTCTACTTCAGCATCATGGTTCTCGTCACTGTAATTGTACTGCCGCACTGTTACCAGCCTAAAAAAGCCACCCAGCAACGGAATATTTTCCATGGCATGGGCTATCTGTATATTGGTATTTGGCAGTGCGATCATCACGACTGCTGCAGCCGCCACTGCTGTCCATGCAGAACGCCTTCTGGCGTGCTCTACTCTTTTTTTCTCCATCCGGGCTCTGTCGATACCTGCCTGCAGCCGTTCCCGTCCCGCTTCGGGTATTATCATATTCTCATACTCCTCTTTTAATTGTCTCAACTGTTCCTGTTCTGTCATATCTATTCTCCATCTGCCCGGTCGGTTCGGACCGGTCATGTTATCTCTTCCTATATCTTCCTATATCTCTTTGTCTGTATCTGTCTTATGTCCTGCCTATATATGATGTCGGGGCAAAATCCCACGACTTTGACTACGGATTGCTCAGCCCATGCTGCCCTCGAGGTTCAGCCGCAGTTTTTTCATCACCCGGTACAGCCTGCTCTTTACCGTACTCAGGTTCTCATCCAGGATCTTCGCGATCTCCTCCAGCTGCCTGTCCTCAAAAAATCGTAGGACTACGATGGCACGATCCTTTGGGTCAAGATTTTCTATTGCGCGCTTTAAATCAATATTTTCATAGATATCTTCACTTGCCGCCTGGATCTCCTCCACATCCACGCTCTCCTTCCGGCTGCGCAGGAAGCTGCACGCCTCGTTGATCACGATCCGGTACACCCAGGTCTCCACGTATTGCGGCTCCTTCAGGCTGTCACTTTTTAAAATAGCTTTATAGGCTGCTTCCTGTACAATATCCAGCGCGTCCGCTTCATTATGTACATAACTATAAGCAAGACGGTAATACTTCTCATACCCTTCCGTCAGGGCACGCTCCACCGCCTGTTCTTTTTTTCTGTCCGACATATATCCTTTCCTCACTTTTGAAAACTGCATGCAATTATTTTTCGGTATTTATTGTAACACATATTCTTTTGATATATTCTACGATTTTGACGCTGTATTCCCGCAAAAAGTTTCACCGACAAAAAATATTCCAGACTGAGGTTTTTTTTCTTTTTTCTTTTAGTTTCTTTTTTTCTTTAGTTTTTTTCTTTTTTCTTTTTTTCTTTTAGTTTTCTATCATTTTTGACGCAAATAAGCGGCATACGTCTCTTCATCAAGACATACACCGCTTTTCATGTTTATACTGTTACACCCTTTGCCAGTACGCTCCCACATTCCCACTTTTATTCAATTACTATGTCAGATACTTATTCTTCCTCAGAACCACTCTTTTTTCTTACATAGAATACAGCTCCAAAAACATTCAGTATAATACAGATACCTATAATAATGATTATCGTATTATTCCATGCATATTTTGAAGTGCTGTCATCTGTCTTAGGTGCAGGAATGGTTTCATCAGATTTGTTGTCTGCCTGACCGTTATCACTCATAATCTTGGCATCAACAACAATCGTGTAATCTGATGCATGGGTAAATACAAGTTCCACATTTCCATCCGGATCAATCTGTCCGGCGCTGATAAATTCCAGTTCTCCGGTCTGTTCATTGTAGTAGAACAGGTTCGCATACAGTCCTGCATTCTTTGATTCCATGTTGACGGTCAGTGTGGCTGCAAATCCAAACTCTCCGTCATAAGCAAGAGTCAGATTCAAGGAAGAATGTTCCCCGGTCACGTTATTGATCACATCCACAGGAATGGATTTTCCGGCGTCGGCTCCGACTGTCACATCAAAATCAATATCTCCAGCTGCATCAGTAATATCCTTTCCATAAATCTTCCAGGAAAGACCATTTCCCATATCCAGAACAAGTGTTGTATCTTTGCCCTTGATACTGTCAATTACATCTTTCGGTACTACAGTTGTTCCGTTCATTGCAACCGTTACCGTATCGCCTGCCTTAGCTTCTTCAAGCTGTGGCTTGATAACATCCCAGCCTTCCTTGCCGCTGTCGTCCTTGATGTATGGCTTAATTGAATCTCCTTTTCTCTGCAATTACCGGTGTTGCTTTAGTTACTTTAACAGTTATTGTTCTAGTTACGGTATTGTAGTTGTTTGCGTCATTAGGTGTAAATACTGCCTGATCTGATCCACTTTTTCTGCCATAGGCATCCTCCTTCTTCCTGAAATAAAAAGATCCGACCAGATTAGAACCTAATCTAATCTGAACGGAATACTCATTCAGGCTTGATATTTTCCAAGCAGAAATATTTTTTATCAT